AACCACCAGTTGCACCTAATTGAGAGGCTTTTAAAACATCTGTTAATTCTGATACTTCACCAAAACCAGCAGAGGCTACATCATAAGATGCTGATAATAAATCTAATTGTGATACTTGGCCACTAAGCTGATTTGTCAAACTTGCTAGTTTTGGATTTAAGGTGTCAACATCAACTCCAAGAGTTTTTACTTTTGCAGAGGCAAAATCTTGCTCAGCTAAAACACTAAATACTTTTCCAAAAGCTGCAACTAAAGTTATACCAGCAGTTATTGGCCCTAATAAAGTTGCAAGACTAGCAGCCGCCCCCTTAAATGCAAGTGAAGCTCCATTTGCAGCTTTACCAGCACCGAAAAATCCTTTTGGTAATATTCTCAGCCCATGATTCGCGTCTTTTAATTTACTACTTGTACCTCCAACAGTCTGGTTAAATTTTTTAGCCTGTACATCAACATTTTTTAAAGCTGTTATGGCTTGTGTGGCATTTACTCTTAGTTCTACATTTGATACTGCCACGACTAAACAATAACTCCTTTAACTATACTTTGATTTTCTTTTAATAGCATCTGCCTGTTTCTTTTCTCTATCATACTTTAATTCATAGTACCCAGCAAAAAATATCAACTCTTCATCTGTAAGCTGTGTTCTTAATTCGCTTACTGTTTTACCCAATTCTGTTGCAAGGAAAAACTCAAAGTTTAGCCAGTTATCCCCCCTTAAGATTCCTTTGTGTTTTCAATATTTACGTTTTGATTCACACCGAATAAAAATAATTCGATTTCATTTAATACGTTTTCTGGTAATTCATTTTGTAAGTTAGCAAAATCGGCTGGGTGAAAAGCTTTTGTACCATCTTCATTTTCTGCTAACTGACAAAGCATGTGTGTAGAAACAATTAAAGGGTCATCACTGCCAGCCCTTTGCGTTGCTCTAGCTCTGTCAGCCCTTGTAATGGCCTTGAAATACAAACTGACTACAACATTACCATTGTCATCTTTAACGTCAAATTTGCGCCTTTTGCTTAGGTCAAAAGCATTTTTTAAAAGCTCTAGTGTCTTTTTTTCTGCCATAAAATAAATGCGAGATAATTAAAATATATTAAATAGCTGAAGTAATTGCACCAGTTGTAATAAATGAAATATTTATTAATTGTGTTTCTCCAAGTGTTGCTCCATATTCAGCACCTGTAATTATTCCAGAAAAACTTATTTTTTTTGCTGAAGTTGCAGAATCAGGAAACAGTTCAAATAATGCGTCACCAGCATCACCTGTAACTAATACATCATCAATAAACGCTTGATAATCTGAGTTTCCAGATGGGTCATAAATTAGCTCCGCAGAACCCTCACCAGCTATAAGACCACCAATAAAAGTTTTAGCAGTATCGCCTTGAACTGTAGTTTCTAGTGTGTCTTTTGAAATTGATAATGACCATGATCTAGTTCCAGATATGTCAGCTTCAGTACCAGCTGCATTATGAAACATAACCTTGCCAACATCACCCTTAATAGCTGCCATGACAAAAAATTAAATATTTATAATTATATTAACCTTTTTCAGAGGACTTTACATCTTTTTTAGTTTTTTGTTGACTCTCATAATATTTTCTACATTCTGGATCCCAATAGTTTGCCTCTCTTCTACCTTTAACAGCTTCGATAGCATCTAGCATTTCCTCTGTGATTTCAAGCTTACCCATAATTAAAGATCCTCATAAATAGTAAATGTTATTCTGATTTGAGTTTGAAATTTACCTTCTGGACTAGAGTTAAGTATTTCGGGTCCAATAGGTGCATCAAAAATAACACTCGACACAGTAATTCTATTGTATAAGTCCCTAAGTCTTTTGCAAATTGTAAAGTTAGCCCCTGCCCCAATACCTTCTTCTGTAAATACATTAAGTAAAACAAGACCGCTTATTAAATTATCAGAATCTGTTGCGCCTCCTTGAGTTAAATATGTATTCGTACCAAAGCTTGTAATGCACTGTACAAAGGTATCTTCACTAGTGCTATCAAATGCCATATTATTAAAAACAACAGGTATAGCGGGACTTGAGGCTAGTTCTGTTGCAAGTCTTGCTTCAATAGTAGATCTAACTGTATTTAAATCTGTAGCTGCCATCAAATTCTCCTTCTAATCTTGTTATATTCATCGGTTGCCCATTGCTGTAATTCTTTACCAATTATTTCTGGAAATCCCGCAGTAGTTTCTTGTCTAGTTCTATATGTATTTTTCCATGAAGGTGGTAGGTTTTGACCAAAACAAACTGGTTCTGCGTAAGGTAAGTTGTTAATAATGGTACCTTTTGTTGCACTTATTTTTGTTTGCCATGAATTTCTCAATCTTCCTGTAACAACTGGTGTAGCTTTTTTTACTCTTTTGGTCCACTCTAAAGTCGTAGCAGCAACAAGATCTATTACTGCTTCTTCCATAACGTCAGGTATTTGATCTATTCTTATTTGTCTTACCATGTTTACCTCAAAATAAGATCAAAACTAATCGGTGTATTGTTTTGCTCATTCGTTGTAACTTGAATAATCTTAAATTCAACGCTACTTATAACAACTCTATCTTTTGTAGTGGGAACAAAAGTAAGATCACCAGCAGATATTGTTAGCAATCTGTCTTGTGATTCAATCAGATCGTTAACCTGACTCTTTGAAACATTACTTAATGCACCTTTAATAGTTGTATCAGATGTTGATTCAGTTATAGCTCCTGTTGTTGTGTTATAACTTCCAGCCGTTACTTGCCTTATAGTCACATCACCGCCAAGTTTTTTTAATGAAGCACTAGCCGCTTTCTTTAGCGCATTTGCAAGACTCATAATCTATAAGCTATTACTTGACCACTAGCAAGCGTAATACTTGTAATCACACCACATACTTCAGTCGAAGCTTTCATTTCAATACCATTAATTGTTGCAGATCCATTTTCTGTAATGTTCTCAGCAACAAAAGTAGCTTCTGAATCTTTTAAAGCGTGAACCTTACCAAATCTGCCAGTATGTGTTGCAGTATTAGTAATGATTATTGCTGCTGGGTAATCGTAGCCGTACATTTAAGACCTCTTAATTGATAAATTTGCTCTTCCACCTATTCTAATACCCATTAGATAGTGGTCAACGATTGGTGGAATCCTATCTATGCCTACTGCTCCAAAGAATCTAGGAGTTACATTCAAATTACCTACACTTACATTTGCAAAATCTTCCAGCCCACTAAGTTCTAATCCATTTCTATTATTATTTAAATAAACTGCCAATATGACTTGTGCTTTTTGAACTCGATCAGGTATTTCAGTATCAGTATAATAATCAGCAACTAATCTATTTGGAAAAGATAAGCCATAAAGGTTTGTATATGTATCAGGTTTTCTTACTCCCGATCTAGGCCACTCTAAAGCCTGAGTATCATTTACTCTTGCCCCTAAAAATTTTTCCCTATCTATTCTTTGAGCAGCTGTAAATAAAGCACGATTTTTATTATCAGTGGTTGAATTATCCCAAGCGGCATTGTCATCACTTAGAACAAATCCCTCAATGATAGCGTTTGCATCATCAAGAGTTATATAAGTATTGGCATTAGCACCGCCAACAGTAGCATCAAGAGTTATCGCCATTTATTTTTTCTTGTTTTGGCTTACGTTTTGGTTTCGGCTTTTCAAGAGTTTGAGCTAGTGAAGCTGCTT